ACCCTCTGAGTCGCCGTCTAACGTGTTGTTTTTGTTATCTAATAACCTTTCATAGCTCTAAAAACCCTCGTTCAAACCATTCTCTAATCTCCGGATCTTGTCCTAAAAATTCAAATCCATGAGTGATCCAATACAGATCCTCCATTGTCTTTCTGTACAAACGTTCCCTCCTGCGTTTTTCATAACGTTTAGTAACCACAAAGATAACAATATCACCCACTATCTAATCTCAAACCAGTCTGTATAGTACGTGACGCGGACGGACCTAAGTGGATTTACTTCGTAGATTACATCTACACGTAGTTTGTACTTGCCTGACCACATATTTGTAGGAATAAATACATCGATCTCGTCTAGACATGATCCGAGTTTCTTTCTGGATGAGTCACCAACAACTAGGCTTACAGTTCTGTCGTTCACAAGGGATCGGTGTACCTCACCTTGAATGTCACATATCTTCGTATACGTTACCAAATAACGGAGGTACTCCCCACGTTTTACAACTGAAGTCAGCACTTCAGTTCTTGTTATCCGCAAAATTTCAATGGGCCAGAACATCCAGTATGCAACGAGCAGTAACGTTATACTCATCACCCCTAACATGAGTAAACTTATACGAAAAAGAATCTTATCCATGGTGTTCACGGTCGACATCCTTATAGTTTTACAAACACTAAAGCCAACAAACCGATCATAAATGCTGTCATGACTAAACCCACCATACCATAAACCAAAGTCTTTACAGGAGAAAATTGATCCTGCGTAACAAACTTCTGATCAAGCTTGTTCCAAATCTCTTTAAGTTCGGTCTCGACTTGTTCTAATTTAGTCTCAATTCTCGAAAGTGCGCGATCATAGTTATTAGGCATTGTCTGAACCCGAGTTAGTGTTGGAAGAAGCCTCGATTAATCATTACTAAATCTAACTTCTCTTTAATAAATCTGCCTAGTTCATACGACAACAAACGCGTATGAGCTACCAAAAAAATATGAACTTGTTCTTCTACTCCTTGAGAAGTAATAATACGTTGGGAGCTACCACGTATACTTGGAAATGTTATTCTGATGAGATCGGGAGAGGACTCTACAATAACACTCTTTTCGTGTATATTCACAAAATCTAGCGTTTCACGTAATGTTGTATACAACGTATCCTCAGAACCCCACCCATCAAAGAACCATCCATATACGTAAACATGACTTGTCGGAGCACTCATCTGTCATACCTAGTCTCCTTACCACTCTATAATAAGCATCCCATTACTACCCGCACCTCCACTCGCATCACCGTGTCCAGCAGCACCGCCTCCACCCCCACCGTACCCTGCGCCATTCCTACCTGCTAGAGTAGATGAAATGGAACCTAATCCACCGGGACCACCCACTCCAAAAGTATTTCCGTAGCCATCGCTACCCATAAACAGAGTGGCAGAAGACGCCCCTAGAAGTATTTGTTTACCCCCATTTATCCCTCCATAAAGCCCACCCGCTAAGAGTACAACAACACGAGAGCCACTACTCATACCAACTGCACCACCCGTAGTTCCGTTGTTACCCGGAGCACCACCCGCACCCGCACTATTAATTGTTATAGAATATACGTAAGTAGGAGTGACGGTCACTGCGGACTTAATGATCTGTGTTCCAGCACCTCCACCTGCGCCGTACGGATAGGTCGTCGAACAACCAGCACCACCTCCCCCCCCGCCTGTCCCTGTTAAGTATGCCGTTGTCATATTAGCTGGAGCTGTCCAGTTACCTGAGCTAGTAAACATTACCATACCATGAGGACCCGAGTCCTGACTACCAGTTTGTAGTACAGTACTAACACGTTCATCTGTGATATTAGTATCTACAATTGCAGTATGGCCTACTGTAAGAGTAACATAACAAATGGGGAATTTCCCAGCAGTGATAGCAGAAGGAACACCAGCACCACATACGCCTTTTACAATCGACAGAGTGCCAACAGTAGTACCAATAACTAGTCTGTCTATACGTGTATCTGTAGTTGGCGCTACAAATAACGGACTTACAGCAGCAGCACAAGATGTAAGCGTCCCAGAAGATGCTCTGAAGAAATAACCAGAATCTACCCAGACTTTCATTATCGGGGTGTCTAGTTCTCTAGGAGCAAACGCTCTGCACATGTGTTCACATAATGTAATACAATTATCTATACTAGTCTTGTAACTAGTACCATTCTGCGTCTCAAAATTTGGGTTGACCCAACTTGCACCTGTCATTACAAATCACCTCTACTTGATGCTAGATATGTTAGAACACCTTCTGTAGGAGTTCCGTTCGTAGTATGAATATGGCCTAAGAAATAACTAGTAGTAACGTTGCTATAGGAAGCGATTCTAGGCATACCTCCTGTGGCTTGAGCAGATACTTGAAGGAGGGGTTTAGTATAAAACTTGGCAGAAAAAGTCGCTGTCGCCACACCTGTTCCAGTAATATTCAGTTCTCCTGATTCTATAACAGCCTCTTTGTCAATATTACATTCGAACCTAGAAACAGCGAAAAGACCACGACTTGCAGGAGAGACAAATCTAAATCGAACAGCAGTAGCAGTAATAGTTCCGATTGTCCAGTCTGTCCAACCCGTACCTGTATTCATCTGAATAGTAGGAGAAATTACACCCGTCGTCTCTCCTGCCCCCAACACTCCATAGACATTTGCATAGCAACGGACTGTGTCTTCTCCACCTAGAGAGATAGTAGCCCCAGCATACATGGCAGTAGCACAAGCACTAGCTACGTAACTATTAAAGAGAGTAAAGTTGTTCCCAGTTGCTAGTATAGTTGATTCTGTATTTAAGTGACCCGTAACTAGATTCTCAACATAGTTAGTCTTTGATCCGGGCCAACCAATATGTGTTTGTTGATAAACAGTTTGATACGTACTAGATATAGTAATGAAACAACTAGTAGCGTTTGCACTATAGTTGCCGACAATGTCAATCGCTTTGATTAACGCTTCCCACGAGCCTACAGGTAAAAGTGTTGTAATAGCAACGGTAGATGACAACGTCTGTACAACTACTGTGCCATCATTCCATACAGTACCCACTTCTCCATAGCGTATTTCATAAGCAGTAACATCAACATCCGTTACTTTATCCCATTTAAAATTAACAATTCCACCGAAAAAAGAACCCGCAAACCCCGTGACATCAGACGGCTTAGCTGTCTTTCCAAGCACAGTATGAGTATAGAGACTTGACCAGATTCCTCTAGTTCCGTCATGTCTAATATAACGGAACTTCATTTCATACGTAGCGCCATCTTCGACAGGTATAAGTGAAAGTTCACGTTCGACTAGCGATGTCTCAACTGAAACCCAAGCACCGCCGTCAGTTTCCGCAGATTTTCTAAACCAACCTTCTATGCCTGTATAAGTCGGGAGGAAAGTTGGAAAAGTAAAAGTGACAAGAACACGTGATTGCCATTGTCCCTGTGCCCAAATGAGCACGCTTCCATCAGAATACACTGTATCGACAGTAGGAGTCTGCCACTCCAAAGGAACAGTGATCTTCGGAACGTAAGGAGGAATCGGACCCTGATCTGCTGTAAAAACGGTAGGGGCGTATAGAGTGCACTCTAACGTAGCAGTTAGGTCAGAACCAGGGTCTATACTCTTGACAATCAAATCTTCTGTTTCAGTACCAGCCTCACCAAAAGTGTACAAATCTCCGATTTCTGGAAATACTCCACCGATAACTACCGGAACTTGGAGTCGCAGAGTATTAGTGATTCCGACGTCAGTATAAACATCCTTAAGTAAAGATGTACCGTCCGCTAAACGAAATCGAATATTATAACTATTACCATAAGCTAGTTCAACATCCTCGTCCAATACAACATGGGTGTAATGAGCACCATCTGCACTATAATCAGCTAGACGACCTGATTGAAGTCCTAACAACATAACATCATGAGAAAATCTAATTCTATCACCACGTTGACAAACAAGATGTTCGAAATCAGTAGTAAATGTAATAGTCTCTCTACGATATTCTGATACAGCTAAAAAGTATCTAGCAAGTTTATACGCATGATCATAATTAGTGACGCCCGGTAATGATAAATCTTCAAACTTAGTAGCATTGGACTCATCATAACCATCCATATACACTGTTGTTTCGGCTTCCAGATAATCCTCATCTTCATTTAAAAATTTAATACGAAAACCATGAAGTTCTTCGAGAAACGCTTGAGATGCTTTGAAATCCCAACTATTTCTAGGGGTGAAGTGCTGGACAGCTGTTGTTTGATCTTTGTCAATGACCACACCCCACGCACCATTAACAATTGCCATAGTACCACGACCACAGGCCGCAACAAGTTGAAGGACATCCCAAACAGTAGTAGCTGTATCAAATACTACATTACAAGTAAATCCATTAGCAGCACACCAGTCGTGAAATGTCTGTAGACTAGTCATATCAACACGACTAGATGAAATTGGACGTGGATTAGCAGAAATATTGTAGGCTGTATTCCCTATCAGAATATCTCTGATAATAGAAGCAGGATTGTTAGTCTCACGTAGTACCCACTGTTTGCTGATTTTATCCCAATCCCATAAAATACTTGTAACAACTCCATTTAATTCATCAATAACTCCGTTTAGGTGATCTGTAGCTTTAATGTATAACGCAGATACTGCTATACCTTTGTCTTTGACGGGTTGGGTATAACTGACTGAACGGAGAGATACCCAGTAGGCCTCACTTGTGGTATACTGACCGTCAAAATCACTTGTCATCCTCAAAACTGCCACATCGTACTGACCGCCATTAGTCCTCCATCTGTAACCCCTACGCACAGCAGACATTCTGGCTCCACTACAGTTAAAGACAGGCAGGTAAATCCAACCCCCACTAGGACCAACTGCCTTATACCTAATCAAAAATCCAACTGTCAGAGAACGCCTCGCTCCAGTTTCGGGGTCTGTTTGAAACAACCCGTTAAACCCAATATCTATAGAAATTTCATCACAATTACGTTGGGTTGTACGAACTACCCAACCTCCCGCGTTTGTTAAAGCGGCGTCTATCGTTTCTTCGTAGACATCGTTACTATAAAGAGTAAGAGGCTCATCTTCAGGATAACCGTATCTGTGTTCGATAGAATAAGGAGAGAACTGTCCTAACGCAGTTTCACCAATACGAATACCCTTAATAGAAACTGGGCCATATCCCCAACATATAGCCATTCTAAGATACTGATCTTCGCCTAGCCATTCTGTTAGATTGTAGTACCCAGGTTGTCCTGCATACTGTTTGCTGACTGAGACATCACCTGTCCACCTAAAAGGAACAGTTACTCTGTTGACGAGTTCAGTATAAGATTGAGCAGCAAGGGGAGGAGTGATACGCAGAGTTCCGTAAACCCTAGGGACAACTCCGTATGGAGCAGCCCTATTTTGTGCCCCAGTCAAGTAGGAAGTAGGAGTGTCTTGTTCTTCTTGAGAGAGTCGTTGTGTAGGTGATGTCGAACTACCCCCCTTTCCGGGAGGTCGTATAAGGGCAGTCTGAACAATAAAACCTACAACAGATACAGCCATCGCTGCGACAGCAGAAATTAATGCTACGTTTACAGCCAACCATCCAGCCGCTGTTGCCGCTGCTCCTGCTCCTGCACTCGCAGCAGCAGCACCGATAGCAGTCGCGATACCAATTATAGCAGAAGCCTTGGGGATTACCCTAATAGCAACGGTAGAACCCGGTGCAGGATAAAAGTAGTTCCAGTCCTCTTCCGGAATACGTTCACCATTAACAGCCACATACGCATTCTTTCTATACGCTTCATTAGGTTGGAGGTCAGTAATTATCTCGCGTATTGAAACATATCTGTCCCAAAGTTCGAGAGTCTTACGTTCCTGAGTAAACGGACTTGGACATGCAAAAATGTAGATAGGTTCAGTCTTAACTAAGTTGCCCATGTCTATAAAAACCCAATATCCTCGAACGCCAGTCTGGATGACGATAGGAACAGATACATGTCTCAACTCCTTCTATAACATGTAGCATTCGCCCCTCACCAATCACGATACCTAAATGAGCAGGTCGCATATGTACTACATCCCAAGGACGTTCTTGTCCAAGTTCTATTTTTTGCCAGTTTTTTACTTGCTTATCTATTTCCTTAACAGCAGACTGAAAGTCGTGCGTTTCGATCTGTTCAAACACACTCAAATCAATTCCTTTACGCTTAAACGCCTCAACACATAATCCCCAACAGTCCCATCCTTCTGTGGCAGTACGACCATTCTCGACAAAAGGAGCACCTATACTCTGAGTAATAAAATCTTGCAGTATGTTCATTATTTAAAAATACCTGGAAAATTAGCCGGTCCAAACGTCTTACCTGGAAAACCTTCTTGGGTAAAACGTTCAAACGAAAGTGTAAATTCAACAACGTTCACATTATATGAATTTGCAACTACGTTCATACCTGAATATGAAACTTCTACTACATCTGGACTGCTTGCTAGAACAGCCTCGATAGTCGCCGTCATAGGCGTACGTAGTGTTCTAATCGCCGCTATAAGATCACGCGAAATATTCTGATATTGAAGCGTTGCTTGAGGCGGTTCGTTCTCCTTATCTTGGGGCCAAACTAAATCAAACTGACAGCCTGTATAAGTATTACTCCTACTACTTATGTTAGTATAGTAACGTGCGAGACGAATAGGAGTAGGAAGAAGATCATGCTCTAACGTCAGAAGTTCCACTACTGTTTCGTCTGTCTCTTGCGAAAATACCGCACGCGTAAATGTTGCACTTGTTGTACGTGGCATCTACTACCCCTACGCAACGATCATAAATGCGTATGAAATTGTGTTACTTCCAGCTGTTATTTTTAGAACAGACCCACAGGAATAATTACCCATAGGAGCAGACATAAAGAGCTGACTACGACCATAAGTAGTAATTGTCCCTTTACATACACCCGATAAGAAATTTCTCACTAGCGGTAAACCGCTTTGTAATTAGCACAATCCAGGACTGACCGTTGACTTGTTAAAAAACTGAAAAGATTGAAATCGAGTCATACGCACAGTACTACCCAAGTTATCTTTAAGTGAATTGTTCTGAAGATTGAAACAAGCCACAGAACTCGCATTTAAAGACCCAGAATAACTGTATATAGTACTAACCATATACTGGCCCGTACCACTTGTATAACTCTGCTTGTTACCCAAATTAACAATATCTACTGGAGAGGATAAAGCTAACGTAGTAACTTGACGAGCGTACATCGTCACTAATGTATATACTGTAAGTGCCATTATAACCTCTATTCTTTACTACTCTGTACATTTAGTATGTTCTTTGCTTCCTCGTCTGGGTCTACTTTAAGCTGATCGTTTAATTTACTCTTCCATTTCTTTTCATCATCAAA